GCGTGGTTGGGGTTCTGTCGAGGCCTCTCCTTACCTTGTGTTCTTGGTTTCCTTTTTGGTTTCCTTGTGCATCTGGTGGGTTGCCTTGTCCTTGTGGGCTGTCGTGTTCCGTTGTGTCTTTGGGGCACTTCGTTGCGTGGCTGTTCTGCTTGACCTCTGCCTGGTCGTAGTCGGCGTCGGCTTGCTTCCCTGGTTCTGGTGTTCTTCTTTTGTGCGCTGGGTTTTCGGTGGCCCAGCGTTCTTCTTTGACACCGTGTCTCGTCTCGTAGCGCCTTGGCACGTGCTGCGAGTATCCGTTTGGTTCTGCCTGGGGGCCCCGTTCGTCTTGTACGATGCCTCAGTGTGGATGCTAGGCGCTTCACTGTGGCTTGGCCTCGCTCCTGTGCGGTTCCTTTGGGAGCCTTCAGGTAGGCGTGTTGTCAGGCCTTGGTGGTTGTGCGTTGTCGCTGGTGGTTCTGACCCGATCACCAGCTTCATTTTGTGGCTGGGAGGCAGTAGGGCACTGCCCCCCACGGCGCACTTGTGCGCCAGGCCCCGGCGGCGGGCTCGTTGGGTTCGGCAACTGGAGCAGGTCCTTGGACCTGCTACGACGGTCGGTCAGTTTGTTGGAGGGCGGTGGACACCAGACCTCCCCTCAGGCAAGCTGGACGACCCGGTTAACATGTTGCTTGCTCGGCGGGCTACCGGGGTGAAGCTGCTTGGCGAAGGCAGCGTGGTCGGTGAGGAGGGCGACACTGTGCGTTATTGCATAGTGGAGCACCCTACGGGCGAGGTGGACTTTGTGGTCCCCTCGCTAATCTCCTCACTTTCGGCTTACTCGTGCTTTAGGGTGCGCGAGTCGACCCTTGTATCAGCTTTGCGCTCGCGGGCGTTGGACTGGTGCAAGAAGAGGGGTCTTCCGTCCTCTTTTGTGGAAGCAGCAGTTCCTAGTGCTGTTTCTTGGTCGTGGGAGGTGTCTCCCAGCGAGGTTAGGCTCGCTGGCACCATCCAGCCGCAGGAAGTCGCGCCTTGGTGGGCTTAGGACAGACCCGTCGCGACCTACGGTCGCTGCTTCGGCAGTGACTGGCTCCCTGCTCTTGCAGAGGGTGCTACCCTGGTGGCTAGGTCTGACGTGGTCTGCTCCCCCGAGGCCAAGAGACAGATGTGGGTGGCGTGGCGCACGGGATTGCCTGGTACTTGGTGTCCCGGGGTGCACGCCAATTGTATCCACAACGAGATCGCAGCCCTCCGGTTGCGGTCTATGGCTGAGACCCCGATGGGTCTTGACTGCCCCTTGTCTGGCGAGGTCGTGTCTGTTTTCCGCAGGTTACGGGCTCTGGCCAGGCGGTATGATCAAGGCCATTGGAGCTATCTGGAAACGGCGCATACTTATACTGGTCTCCTCCAGCGCCGTTACGTCGAGGCTGAGCGTTCCCTACGTGAGGACGGTCCTTTGGACTCACGGGATGCTCGCCTAAGGGCTTTTCTCAAGGCGGAGAAGTTGGGGGCTGCTTCAGATGCGAAGCCACGGATGATCTTCCCAAGGTCACCTAGGTTCAATCTGGTGCTGGCTTCCCGCCTTAAGCCCTTCGAGCATTGGTTGTGGGGTTTCCTCACGGCTAAGAGACTCTTTGGCGGTTCAAACACCAGGGTTGTGGCGAAGGGTCTGGGGCCGAAGCGGAGAGCCAATCTCATCAGGCGCAAGCTTGGTGGCTTCGTTGACGGCGTTTGTTTTGAGGTTGACGGGAAGGCGTTTGAGGCTCATGTCTCGGCCTCTCAGGTCAGCGAGGAGCATGGTGTTTATAGGGCCGCCTTCCCGGGTGACTCTGTTCTCGCCGGTGCTCTCTGTCGGCAGGTTTTTGCTGGCAGGACTGCGTCGGGTGTTAAGTTTGCACGGCCGGGGGGAAGGGCCAGCGGTGACTTCAACACGGGCATGGGTAACTCTCTAATCATGCTCGCTGTTGTAACTTCTGTGTTGAAGTCACTAGTCAACCACTATGACGTGTTAGTGGATGGCGACAATGCGCTGGTTTTCCTGGAGAGGCGTAGCCTCGACCGTGTGCTCCACAACTTTGCCCGGCGCGTTCTCGACTGGTCGGGGCACGAGATGGTCCTTGAGCGACCTGTGTCCGTCGTTGAGGAGATCAGGTTCGGTCGCTCAGCCCCTGTTTGGCTGGGCCCTGAGCTCGGTTGGACCATGGTGCGGGAACCTTGGTCGGTGCTGTCTGGTGCCTATGCTTCTCACCGCTGGTTGCGGGAACCGCGGTTTGGGAGGAGGTGGGTATCGGGAGTGGCTAGGTGCGAGCTGTCTTTGGCAGTTGGCGTCCCGGTTCTCCAGGCAGCGGCCCTCAGCGTCCTCAGTCAGACGGCTGATGTGAAGAGAGTGCCTGTGGAGGCACTCCGCGACTACTTTGTGGTTGGTGGCTTTCTTGCGGAGGCGTCGGACGTGCGGCCTGTGACTGTTGAGGCCAGGCTCAGTTTTGAGAGGGCTTTCGGGCTCTCTCCTTGGGACCAGTTGCTGTGGGAGCAACGGGTGGGCTGCGTGCGCGTCGGCAGCCCCGTCGGTGTCATACCGATGCCCAAGCCATCCTTGTGGTGGGACGCTGAGCCAGGTCTCTTCGAGTCATACGTCGACGCCCACTAGCGTGTTGGTGTCTTTCCCCGTCTTCGGGTCCCCGAAAGGGCTTCTTTGCTCACCCCACT